TGATGCAGGAGTTGACAGAATATTTCCTGAAAGTCCTACTGGTGGTAGCGGAAGAGATGCTGCTATAGATTTAGGTACTTCAGCAGCTAGATTCAAAGACCTCTACCTTTCAGGAACTATTTCTAGTGGTGATATTACAAGTAGTGGCAACATAACCCTTGCAGGATATCTTTATCATAATGGCGATACTGACACCAATTTAAGATTTCTAGAAAATAGAGCGATACTTACTTCAGGTGGTGGTGCTAGTGTTGATGCACACAGTAATGGCAATTTGTATCTAGCAGGAACAACTGTCCAAGTTTATGGCAACTACAATTCTACAGGAACTATCTCTAGTGGGGCTATTAACAGTAGTGGAGATGTAACAACAACTGGTCATTATATTGCAAACACACATTTTAGGTCTTCCGATAGTAATGCTACATTATCTGCTACTGGCGGTGGCGGTGTATATCTTAGACCTGACGGAAATAGCAATAGTGCCAACCAAGTATTTATAGCTTCAGGAACAGGAAATGCTACTTTCTCAGGAACTATCTCTAGTGGTGATATTACAATATCAGATGCTACTCCTACTTTAAAATTTACAGATACAGATAATAATTACGATGCAACAATAGCAGGTCTTAGTGGTAGTTTAGTTTTAAAAGCTGATTCAAGTGCAGAATTTGGTACAGAGACTATTCAATTTCATACTGGTGGCAGTCAAAGTGTTACCATTGATGCTTCAGGCAAAGTTGGAATTGGCACTGATTCTCCAAATGCCTTTTTATCAGTTAGAAAAGATAATAATAATTCAGGTAATCAGTTTGTTGTTGCTGACACTGAAGGAGTAACGCCTGCAGTTAGAACATACACACATAATGGTGATGACTCTGGATTAATCTTAAATCATTATTATGCCCTTGGCGGTGGTGGTAACGAATATATGCGTTATGCTGATTTTGTTGCTAATGTGGGTAATGGCGCTGGTACTACTATGCGATTCATTACTAAAAATGCTGCAAATACATTTAGTGTTGGTTTAACTCAAGATAATAATGGCAATGTTGGGATTTCAACGAGTAATACAGGATTTAAACTTACTGTAGGTGGTGGTATTGGAGCAAATCAATCAACAGCTTATGCATCAATGACTGGACAATTAGGATTTGGTAATGACTATTCAGATACACAACGGGGGCCGAATAAGATTGTATTACAAAATGATGGTTCTTGGATAGCTGGGTTAGGTATTTCAAATAATTCAACAGATTTCTATAGTGGTGGCAATTTTACATTTAGTACAGGAACTTCCTTAGGTACAGAAAAAATGCGTATTGATGGTAGTTCAGGCAATGTTGGAATTGGCACTGATAATCCTTCATCAGCAGTAGGATTTGACGCTAAGTTGCAACTTGAATCTGCAAACCCAATGCTTGTATATAAAGAAACTGACCAATCTAATAAATGGGAAGTAGGTGCATGGGGTGGTAATTATGTAATCTATAATGGTACAGATGAAAGACTCCGCATAGATGCTAGCGGAAATATAAAACATGGTGCTTCAGCAACTACGATCATAGATTCTTCAAGAAACTTAACTAACATAGGAACTATCTCTAGTGGTGATATTACAATTACTGGTCAATCATCTGGAGTTGAAGGTGGTCAAATTAATTTACTTGGTGTAGGTTCAATTGAAGATATACATGTTGATAACTATGATGGTACTTTTAGGATATTTGATGGATCTGCTCCACAACTAAGATTGTCTTTGGACACATCAGGCAACGCTACCTTTGCAGGCAATGTAACAGCTTATTCAGATGAAAGATTAAAAGAAAACATAGAAACCTTAGACAGCAAGAAAGCACTACAAATGCGAGGTGTTAGCTTTATTAAAGATGGTGTTAAAGGTAGTGGTGTTATAGCTCAAGAAATAGAAAAAATAGCACCTGAACTTGTATTAACAGCAGATGATGAAATGGGAACTAAATCAGTAGCTTATGGCAACTTAGTTGGATATTTAATTGAAACTGTTAAAGAGCTAAAGTCTGAAATAGATGAACTAAAGCAGAGGTTGGATAATGACTCTTGAAAGTAGTGGCACTTTATCTATTGGTGGAAGTACAGTTGGCAGGTCAATTAATTTAGAAGTTGGCAGGTCACCAACAGCACAATCAAATCTTAACGAAACAACATTAAGAGATTTAGCTGGTGTATCTTCAGGCACAATATCTATTTCTGATTTCTATGGTAAAACAACGCCTTATTGGATAGTAACTATAACTAATGGTACTGCTACAGTGTTTGGATTTACTTTTAATGGTTATGGAAGTATGCCTGTACCAGCTACCACTTGGGGTTCTGCAACTGATACAAGTTGTGATTTATATAGCACTAATCCTGATTGGGCTTTTTATCATGTTGGGAATGGCGATACTATATTTTATGTTAGAGATGGTTCAGGAACACCAACAGGCAATGCTGGTTGGACAAGTGTAGAAATATATTTAGGAACACAATATACAGATGGTGATCCTGATTACACTAGAAATCGTGCTGACCTAACTTATTCCGCACCTAATTCAGCAACTCGTACATGGAATATGGACGATACTATAGGCGGTGAAAATGGTGTTTTTTCTGATCCTGATAAATACACTTATACAACTTTGGTATTTAAACCATGAAATACACAATAGTAGAAAGAGAAGCAGATAATTTTATAAAGTTTTATGTAGCTACAAAAGATAATGGAGCTGTATATGAAGTGCCATGCATTTTAGATAATGCTGGTGAAGTTGATATGGAATCAACACAAAACAAAATGGATTCACATATTGTTGAATCTGACCAATTAATGACTTATATAGGAGAATAAAATGGCAATAACATTAACAAGAACAGTACAAAGGGTTGAAACATATCCAGCAGTAACACCAGCAGAAGAGGGTGAAGCAACATATCCTACTTTGATGGTAGTTTACAACGATGTGTTTGATGATCCTGATGATGAGCAATTACCTGTAACAGCTAATAAAGTTTTACACTTCAAAAAAGATGATGACATTTCAGGTGAAGATGAATTAGTACAAACAATTGCTAATGCAATTTGGGCTGAATAGTATAGATTCATATACTATTTTATGTATAATTTAATTAATAAACTTATAGGAGAGTTAAATGAGTAAAGAAGAAAATAAAGTGAAAGAAGAAAATCCAGTAATAATTACATATAACGATGTAGAGTATAGAGCCACTGATCTTAACGAAGAGCAAATGGCTTTAGCTGCTAAGTTAAATGTTGCTGGCAGAAAGCTAAACAGACTTCAAGAAGCATACGATGATTATGTCATAACAAACGAATACAAAAATCTTTGTATTGAATCGTTTGATAGAGCTATCAATGCTGAAGAAGAAGCTGAGGTAGTAGAGGAAGAATAATGCCAGCCAGGAAGACCGCTAATGACGTACATTCGGATTTAAGGGTTCATGAAAAAATGTGCGAAGAAAGGTGGAAGACCATTTATAAAAAAACAGATGATTTACAGTCATCAATAAATGGTATGAGACTTTGGTTAGTTGGTGGTCTTACAACAATTATTGCTTCTTTAATTACTATTATAGTTAGAGGTTTACTTTAACAAAAAATAATTTATGATAGACAAACTTATCCAGCCAGTCGGTGACATTTTAGATAAATTTGTTGCTGACAAAGATTTAAAAATAAAACTTTCCCACGAGCTGGAGAAAGAAATAATTTCGTTAAACAAAGCACAATTAGAAGTAAATGCAGTTGAAGCAAAACACAATAATATATTCGTTTCAGGTTGGCGGCCTTTTATCGGTTGGTGCTGCGGTCTATCACTCACTTATCATTTTATTTTAGAACCTATTATTCAATACATTCTTATTGTTAATGCAATTCAATTTCAAACGCCTGAGTTTGACTTTAGTCAATTATCTACAATCGTTATGGCAATGCTTGGGATGTCAACACTTAGAACCTACGAAAAAACCAAAAAATAATATGTACGACAACATCAAAGAAATGCTAATCAAGAATGAAGGATTGGTATGTCAACCTTATCATTGTAGTGCTAACAAACTTAGCATTGGTGTGGGTAGGAATTTGGAGGCTAATGGTATATCAGAAGATGAGGCTATGTATCTTTTAGAGAATGATATTAATAGGGTTGTAGCTAATTTAGATAAGGTATGGGAAGTATGGAGAAGTTTCCCTGTTCCTGCTCAAGAAGTATGTATTGATATGGCATTTCAAATGGGCATAACAGGATTTATGAATTTTAGACAAACAAGAGCATTGATGGAGATGGGATGCTGGTTAGAAGCATCAGAAGAAGTTTTAAGAAGTAAGTATGCAGTTCAAACACCAAATAGGGCAGCTAGGAATTCAAGAAAACTAGCTTTGTGTAAAAGTGCCAAGAAAAACATCAGATCAACATCAAGCTAATTCAAGACTTGGTGCATTAGGCGAATCATTAACGCAAACATTCCTACTTGAATACGCTGACTTTTGTTATCCAACGCAAGAGAAGCATCCAGCAGACTTGATGGTTGAATTTGGTTCAGCTAAATATACTGTCCAGGTAAAGAGCAGACGAGCCACTAAAGAAAAGAAGTTTGTCTTTGCTGCTGAGAACTCAAGATCAATGTCTGAAACTTATAAACACTATACTTGCGACATATTAGCTTTTGTATTCTTTGATGAAGAAGAGAAGCGCATTATGTTTAAAGCAAATACTTCATCACAAAATTATTTTACTTTTGATAAAAAAACAATCACCGAATCTATGGAATTAGATTCTCTAAAAGAAACGCTAGATAATCTAAGCTCAGTACCAGCTCTAAATCCTTTAATTTAATTCTTGCATTGTATATAAATATAATTTAATATATTTATATTACTTAAATGGAGGAGTTAATAATGATGGAAAAACTACAAATACTAATAATCTTAGCTGTCATAGCGTATTTATGTTATGGAGCAGCTCTAATTATCAACGACAGCAATAATAAGAAATGAGAGAAATAACATTAAACGAAGTTGGTAAAACAAAACCACTGATCTTATCTAAAAGGCAAATAAGAGGTTACTACAGAGATGTATTTACTGGAGAGAATAAAGTACAAACTGAGAACAGAGAATATGTAGTCAGGGATTCCTTGACTGAGATTGGTTATTTAATGGGAGTTAATAGATGAAAATAGAATCACTAAAGAACTTTGAGTCAGAGCAAAAAGGCCAGGCTCTTATTTATAAAGACATACCTAACGAAGATTATCATGCTGGCGTAGGTATAAGCAGCAGCTATATTAGAAGATTTGGTCAATCGCAATTACACGCAGTTAATCACAAATCTGAATCTACTCCTGCACTAAAGTTTGGAACAGCAGCTCATTCTTTATTGGTAGAAGGTAAAAAGGCTTTTGATAAAGAAGTCAGAGTTATAAGTGGCTCTCCTTACACTAAAGCCTATAAAGAAGAAAAGGCTGAGTATGAGGAGCAAGGTTATATAGTCTTAAAAGAAGAAGATGCACACATGATCTTCGAGATGCAGGCAAATATGATATATGAGGGTAATGCTTACTTAAATGCAAAAGGCAAATTAGCTGAAGCAAGTATCTACTGGTACGAAGATGATGTGCTATGTAAATGCAGACCTGATTTGATGTGTCCGCCATTAGATAAGCCTAATTCAGATAATGAAATAGTGATTGTAGATTACAAAACTACTATATCTTGTGAACCTTATTCTTTTAATAATTCAGTCAAAAAGTATGGCTATGACTTACAAGCATCATTTTATAGAAGAGGTTTGCAGATGGCTGGATATGATGTAGCAGACTTTGTGTTCATAGCACAAGAAAAAACAGAACCTTATGCATCTAAGGTCTTTAGAATTACTAAAGAGCAAATGGATTATGGTTGGAATATGATGGAGCAATACCTGGAGGATTATAAAGAATATCAAAAAGGTAAACCTCTAAGTATCTACAATAGTCCTAATGTTGTGGATTTGGTTTTATGATAAAGCTATTTATCTTTAAAAAAGTAGAGTCGACAGGAGATTATATATCTCTTAAACAATACAAAAAGATTTTTAGAAGTCGTGCTAGAAAAGGTAATTTTAATACGACTTACATAACAAGTGGAAAATTAAATTTAAGTAAGGGCGAATAGATATATGAGAGTATTAAGTTATATGGAGAGTTTATCTTACGCCCTTGAACTAAGTATAAGGGTTTTTGGAGAAGTAAGTAATAAAGTTCTAGCTTTATTGCAAAATAAATATTAATATTAAAAAGGAGAGTCAGAATGGACGAAAAAATAAAAAAAGCACTATGGATATCGGATGATCTACATAAAGAGGTCAAGATATTCGCAATCAAAAATAACATGAATATTGAGACTGCAACACAAATGGTGTTGAAACTTGGCATGGTTTCTTATAAGGAGAATAAGAAGAATGGGTCAAAATAGCCAAGCAGTTGAAAAGCGTAGAAAAGAGCTAAAAGCTGAAAAGCTAGACAAGCAAATTAAGACATACTATTTCCAAAAGGGTGCTGGTAAGCATTACAGGGAAGTAACATACATGAGTGGCAAAGTAGTAAGGACTGATTACGATGCTTGATTGGATTTTATATTTTATTGCAGGAATATTTGGTTTAGTTTTTGTTGGTGGAATTATAAGTGTTTTGGCAGCAATATATATATTTAACGAGTTAGATTAATGGTAAACGGAAGAAATAAAGGCGCAGCTTTTGAAAGGTTGATAGTAAACAAACTTAATGCAGTTCTTGAATCACAAGGTTCTGAAGAAAGGGTTAAGAGAAACTTAGATCAATATCAAACAAAAGGCATGGCTGATATTTACTTCAGGAACTTTGCTATTGAATGTAAGCGATATAAGAACAATGGCAAACAAAATATATATAAGAACGAATGGTGGCAACAAGCAGTAGATAGTGCTGGTGATAACTTGATTCCTATATTGATATATAAGTTTGATAGAAGAAGTATTATGGCGGTTATACCATTATTTTTATTTAATCAATTTGAAGAACCCAACTGGCAATGTGCATATATGTGTCCATTATCAGACATATGTGAAAGGCTAGATGAAATCATACAAAAAGCAGATGGATTTAAACAGCTACCTGCTTGAGCAGGACTTTGAGGATTATTGTAGGTTTGCCTATGACAAGATACAAAGTGCTTGCGAATTTCTCGGAATT